CATTTGTGTATTTAGTTTGTGTTGTCGTCATTTATTTATCTCCAATCTTTTACTTTAATTATAGCGTGAATTTATTTATTTGTCAAGATATGTTAAACAATTATGCAAATCATCTCTGTTGAAGCTTTGAAAAACTTTTTCTCCAGAACTATAATCATATCCACTAATTAGCGTTTCTTCTATTCTGTAAATATATTTTTCTATAATGTGAATTTTTCTATCTTTAGTTTTTATATCATATTCTATTACGCCCATTATAATTTCTCCGTGTCTATTATATAACCTAAGCAATCTTTTCTATTGCCAAACTTATCCATATTCCTATTATTTTCATTGTGATATCCGAACGGTCTAGATATTACTCTGCATTGCCCAATTTTATAACTATTATCACAATGTACATGCCCATGGCAAAATAATCTAATATTCTTATACTTTTTAATTAACCACTCTAAATTACTCGCATATCCAGCATTATATCTTGACTCCATTCCATATTGATATTGTGGTGCAATAGATTTTTTACTTGGGGCATGGTGTGATATAATAACTATTTTTTTATCTGGATATTCTTGACATATTTTTTCAATATATGCTATTGATTCATTAGTTGAAGGAAGTGATAAATTTTTATATATTCAGACATTTTATATTATGTTTATAAATTTCTTTAATTGCTTGTTTTCCATTTTCATTTATTTTTCTTGTACCTATTCCTGCAAAATTCCCTGTTAAAGGTGGAATAATATTTACTGGAATAAATTTATTATCATAATTTACATATATAAACCATTGATTTAAATTTTGTTCAAATAACCAAACAGGTTTACGTTCTTTTATAGCCATTTGAACAGCCCAACCTGTTCCTCCATCTACTAATTTATCACTTCCTTCAACTAATGAACCAATAGCATATATGGCATCAGCATTTTTTACTTGAAACCAATTTCTACATAATAAATTTTTAACATATGTATTATGTTTTATTTTATATAAAGGACGTTTTATGCTTTTTTCTACTAGTTGAACATGTTTCCATCCTTCTAATAATTCATCTTCAGTGAGTATTTTAGCATATTTTCCTTCTTGAATATGTCCTTTAAATGAATATGCTATAGTAGGTATATTGTATTCTCTTCCTTGAATTTCCCACTCCATATCTGAGCCAGAACATCCTCCACTGTGACAAATATACTTTTTATTTTCCATTTATCTGTTTGACGATTTTTTCAACTTCTTTCTTAGATAGTAATTCTATATATTGTTTAGCTTCTCTTCTACTAATTTCATAATATTTCATTACAGCAAATATATGTTCCCAATTATGTTCTTTTTTAGTAGTAGATTTAATATATTTAGAAAAAACATATCCCTTAGGTATTATATCTTTATATAAATTATAAAGATGTTCTGCTTTCATTTGCCAAGTATTCTTTTGAACTATATTTACTAATTCAACATAATCTTGATTCATTGAAAGAAAACGGTTAACCATGTAATTATTGAATGAATTTTGCTCTTCTTCAGTTAATTCTTTCCAATCTTTTTTATCTACCATTATATATTTTAATATACGAAATATGGGGGGTTGGTTACTCATTTTTATTTTTATTTAAATTTCCATATAAATCTATAAGCTGTTTTTTGTTTTCCTCTACAAACAGCACTTATATTAGAGTTAGGATATCCTAATTCTCGTTGTATATCCATCATACTAAGCCACTCTTTTATAAAATTACCTTCTAAATCATATTGAACAACTTTTGAATTATTTCCATGAATTTTTATAAATCCTGGAAATTCATTTTTATAACTCCAAACATATCCTTTAGATGTTTTTGTTTCTTTTTTTAAATTACTTTTTAAACCTGTCCCTAATATTTTTTCAGCCGAGCTTATAGAATCCCATTTATTTATTAAAACCCCTTCTAAAGAAAATTGATATATAGGTTTACTTTTATATTTACTAACATTGTTTCTTAATTCATTGTTTCTTAAATATTTTCCTGTTTTTCCTTTATTAGCTTTGCTTATTTTTTGTTTAGTTTCTTCACTTAATTTACCTCCTCTCCCATCCATTCTACAACATAAACTAGGTATTTCTAAAACTTTGTAATATTCTTTCCAATAAGTTTCACGTTCTAGTAATTTATATTCATTACATTCCTCAATTACTTCAAAAGTATGATTTTCATAACCATGTTTTTTAAAGAATTATATAATATGGTTTGACGTTTACAAGCGTTTAAATTTTTATATCTATATTTCCATGTTTTTTCTATATTAATGCTTTGACCTATATAAATTTTTCCACTTGGACTTGTTATCTTATATATTCCTACCATAATTATTATTTGGTAATAAATATATAAATTTCATAGAAAATATATTATTACATATAAGTTGTGATTAAAATTAATAGTATTTTTCTCTATCATTAAATTGTTTACTAGCTTGATCTTGTGCTACTCTCCGTTTCAATTCTTCTTCTAAAACATTAATTCTATCATGACTATTTTTAAGAAAAACTCTTAAATTAGTTATTTCTTTAAATAAATCAGAATTAGCTTGATTAGCTAATGCTAATGACTGTTCTAACATAGCATTTTTTTGTTCTAATTCTTGCTTTTTCATTTTTAATTTTTTACAGAACATTATGATATAGATATTATTTTAGTTTCTTCTTTAGGTATTTCCTCTTTCACTTCATCTAATTTTCTTAATTGTAGTGGTAAAAATTCACTATTAACATTTCCACATTTAGCACAAGCAAATACTGGAATTGGTATTAATGAATCTTGAGTAGTGCCCGTTAAGAATCTAGATGCTTTACGTAATATAACACCTTCCTGAAAAACATTGTGCTCACAACTATTACAGAGAACTCCCGTTGTTTTATCTAAACTTATATTTAATTGTTTTTCCATTATAATACTTGTTTTTTAGTTATATCTAATATTCTACTAATAGCAGCTGCAAAATTAATTTCTTTATCAACTACAGATGCTGATCTCCAAATGTGATCATCTAATACTACTGATATTTCAGCATCATGACCCCAACTAAATTTTTCTAAATTATCAAATAAATAACGATAAACTGGTTGATAATCCTCTACTTGAGCATCAGCAGCTAATTGACGAATAGTATACCATGCTTTTTTATCTCTACTTTTTAAAACATCAATTGCTTTATCAACCCAGTCTAAATTTAAAGTTATTAAAGTAAATTTATTATCTTTAGTATCAGCTTGTAATACTCCTATCATTGATCTAATATCAGGATAATGACTGTTAATTAATTTAACAATATCTTGTAAATCATATGATACATTTTCTATATCTAATATTTCAGTAAGTCTTTTAGCAATTTCTCCTTTAGATGTTTCTGTGAATTTATAGATATTACCTTTACATCTTGATAAAATAGGTTCTGTTATTTTATTTAAGTAATTACACGTAAATATAAATCGAGTATTAAATGAATAATCTTCGATTATCTGCTTGAGAGCTTCTTGCGCTGGTCCTGTTAAAAATGAAGCTTCCTCCAAAATAACAATTTTTAAAGGATTAAAAGAAGCAGATGAAGCAAATGATTTTACTTTTTCTCTAATTGTTTCAATACCATTTTCATCAGAAGCATTTATATATAAATAATCACACTTGATGTTTTTAACTAATAATTTAGCTAAACTTGATTTACCTATACCAGCATGCCCAGCAAATATACAATGCGGAATATCATTTGTATCTATCCATTTTTGGAATGTTTCTTTTAATTCTGCATTACAAATGTAATCTTTTAGTGTTTGAGGTCTAAATCTTTCTACCCAAATACTATGTTCTTTTCTTTTTTCCATATTGATAATATATAAACTTTATTTTGCCTTTTAAAATTTGGTTGTAGGACAGGATTCGAACCTGCATGAGATATACCATATATGAAGCATTTATGTCTCCTCTACTAATATATGGTGTAGCGTCTATCCAATTCCGCCACCTACAACTTAGGGTTAAGATATTTTATATACCTTTTTATTCATTCTTAATTCAGAAATAGTCTGTAGATTTAAACTTTTTGGTTTAGCTTCTTCAGTATCTACTACTAATACATAACCTAAAACACTAGGTTTTGAATCTTGATATGTTCTACATCTCATTTTTCTTTCAGTATTATCTTTCTTAGTAAATGTTACTCCAAAGAATTTACCATTTGTTTCTTTAATTAAATCAAGAGCTTTAGTTCTTGAAATTTTTGTAACTGTTTTATTTTGTACAGTTGTTGATTTTGTTGTTGACATATTTTTTGTTGTTGTTTTTAATACAGATGTTGTTGTTTTTGGTTTTAATACTAATGAATATACTCTAAAAGTACCATTATCAGTATAACTAAATTTACTTTCGCTATTTAAATCATCCATAACATCAGAAATATCACTTTGATACCATTTTTCGTTTGGATAACGTTTACGTAATTCCGTTTTAATTTCTAACGTTGTTACTGTGTTGTTAGCTACAGCTAAATCTTTAGCTACTTGCTCAATTTTTTGTGTTGGTGTTTGTGTCATTTTATTTGTTTTATTTTTTATTAATTTGATATCTTCTATAGATACCCCTTGAAATATAATCACATTAGAATCTTTATGTTTTCCTTTTACTGTTATATATTTACTAACATATAATACTTCAACTATTTGTGGTATTTCTAACCAATGTTGAACGTGTTTAGAAGATATAACTTCTACCCTGTCTCCTATATTTATTTTATTCTTTACTTCACTATTTGTTTTGATTTCTTTTAAATCTCCTTGAACAACAAACCACCACTTATCTTTATCTAAAACACTTTCTGCTACATAAGTTCTAGCATCTTTTCTACATATTTTTACTTTATCACCTATTTGAAAACCATGTCTAACATGATTTGATACTATTTCATATGTTTGTCCAATTTTTATCTCTTGAGCCATATTATTTTGTTTTAGATCTATTTTGATTTCCTATTTCATTAAGATAACCAAAAGATTTTGCCTTTTCTGTTGTTTTAAACAAAGGTCTCATATTAGTATAATGAAAACATTGTTTTTGTTGTTCTTTATCTTCTAAATTAAATGAAAAACAAGGTATAATATGGTCAATTTCCCATACTTTTCCGTAATTATTCCAAGTCATTTCTGGTTTGAATTGCTTTTCTAAATGTTGTTTAAATTCATCTAAATTACATCCTAATAAATTTTTAGCCGAATTTGATTTATTTTTATTTGTTTTAGTAACTAAACGATATAAATGAGATCTTAATATAATAGTTAACTTATATTTTATATCAGTCTTATATCGTTCTTTACTGTATTTTTTAATACGTTCTTTATTTTCTTCTTTATATTGTTGATAATATTCTTTATTATTTATATTTCTTTCTTGATAATATATTTGTTGTTGTTCTTTTTTTTCTACATTATATTTTTGGAAATAATTTTTATTATTTTTATAAAATTCTTTACTATATTTTACTCTTTCTTCTTTATTATTTTTATAATATATTTTTTGTCTTTTAGAAGCATGTTCTTTATTTTTTAAATAATATTCTTTTTTACATAATTTACATTTAGAATCATACCCAGTATTACTAGTTTTATCTTTACCAAATTCATCTAATTCTTTTTCTGTTTTACATTTACTACAAATCTTCATATTGTATTTTTGATAATAAATATATGAAAGAACGGAAAGAATTAAGGAGAGGAACTAAGATTTTAACCAAATAATATATCTAATAGAATATTGTGTTTCTTTATATACTATAACTTCTGAATTAAGAAGACCATTTCCTGCTTTAACATAAGTTGAATCAAAACCTCTTTTTTGTAATTCATCATAATTAAGAATAAATGAATTACCATTATACCAACCATTATATATATATGGGTTACCTACATGAACTTCAAACACCAATAAAACTTTATCACTATCATATCCCGTATAATTTAGTGATTTTGAAGTAACTTCAGAAAAATAAGAACCTTCACCATATACTTTTCCTGAGAATTGATAATTTCCTTGTGGTCTTATTTTTAGTCCTTGTTCAATTATAGGAATTACAGATGTACATCTAGTTCCATTTAATAAGAATCTAGTTTCTTTATTTTTTTGTCCATCCATCCATTTATCAAATATGTTATTATGTTCTTCTTTTTCTATTTCATAGATAGCTTCAATTTTATTTCTAGACAATTGTTTTGTAAGATAATCTAAATCACTGTTACTTTTGATTTCTTTCATTTTTATACCTAAAACATCTAATAAAGTTTTTGACTCTTTATTTTGTTTAATATTATCTTCTTTAGATGATGGTTTTCCCATTGCTACTTGAGATGACATAGCATCTAAATTATCCTGTTCTTGTTGTAATGTTTTATCTAAATCAATATTAGGTAATAAATAATTTTGAACTTTACCCATATAACGAGGAATAACCATATATAATTCCAATAATTTAGAATTAATAGCAGTTACATCTTTTTTATCAATTTTCATTAAATCATTTAAATATCCTTGTGCTTCATCTACTTGAGATTGTGTTACGTCTTTAGCTTTGACGGTATATGTTTTAGCAACTAATCCATCAGTATATTTTTTCATTAATGTTAAAAACTGAGCTACTTTAACATCTTGTATTTGTGCTATAACTTCTGGTTTATCATCTTTTTTAACTTCAACAGTTACAGATACTGTATGAGTCATATCTTTATAACCTTTCTTAACTTTTTCATTATATATACTCTTCCATTGTGAATATGGTTTTTGAAGAGTAGTTTTAGTTGATTCAATTCTACCATAATTAATGGTAAAATTAGAACCACCTTCATATATCATTTCGTAGAACTTATTATTATTTTTATCCGAAACCATAATAAGTTTTGCATATTGCTTTTCAGTACTCATAACTTTCTTTATAAATAAATGTATAACATTTTCTTTGCCTTTCAAAAATTCAGCTGTAGGACAGGATTCAAACCTGTATGATCTCAAGAGTTGACATTGCTTGGTGCACCAAGAAGATCTCCGGCATTTTACTCTAGTAGCGTCTACCAATTCCGCCACCTACAACCTTTATTATCTTTACATCATTCCCATCATATCCATTGGATCTTCTTTTTTCTTATCTGATGGTTTTTCATGTATAACACATTCTGTCATTAATAAAGTAACAGCAGCTGCTGCTGCATTTTCTAATGCACATCTAACTACTTTTGTAGGGTCAATAATACCTGATTCATAAGCATCTACTATTTCTCCTGTAATTAAATTAGGTACTTTTTTATCTTCATGAATTAATTTTAAAAACCAAGTATCTACATCTTCTCCAGCATTAATTAATATTTGTTTAAATGGTTGTGCACAAGCATTATATATTATTTGTTTTCCTTTTTCGAAATCACTATTATCCTTATTAGGTTTAGCAACTTCTCTAGATGATAATAATGCTATTCCAGCACCCGGTAAAATACCTTCTTCTAAAGCAGCTTTAGTTGCTTGTAGAGCATCGTCTAATCTATCTTTTTTTTCTTTTATCTCAATTTCAGTACCACCACCAACATTGATAATAGCAACTCCACCTATTAATTTAGATAAACGTTCTTGTAATTTTTCTATTTCATATGGTGAATTAGATTTATCTATTTGTGATTTTAATTCAAGAATACGAGATTCAATTTTTTCAACTTCTCCTTTTCCATCAACAATGGTTGTTGTATCTTTTCCTACTGTTATTGTACGAGCTTCACCAAACCAATCTTTATTAAATTTATCTAATTTCATACCTTTTTGATACGAAACAACTTCTCCACCAGTTAACATTGCTATATCTTCTAAAATCAATGTTCTACGTTCACCAAAATCAGGTGCTTTAACAGCAGCTACTTTTAATATACCTCTCATTTTGTTAACAACTAATATTGACAATACTTCATCACCAAAATCTTCTGCTATTACTAATAATGATTTATTCTCCTGAGATACAGATTCTAATATTGCTAATAAATCTTTTCCTGTATTTAATTTTCCATCTACTATCAATATTAATGGGTCATTTAATATAGCACTCATAGTATTATTATCAGTAACCATATAAGGCGATTTATAACCTCTATCAAATTGCATACCTTCAACTACTTCAAGTGATGTTTCTCCTGTACGTGATTCTTCAACAGTAACAATCCCATCTCTACCAACTTTATCAATAGCTGTTGTTACAAGATTGCTTATTTCTTCATCTCCATTAGATGATATTAAGGCTATTTGTTTAATTTGTTTTTCATCTGTAATATTAACAGATGATTTTTGAAGTTCTTCAACTATTAATTTTACTGCTTCTTCCATACCACGCTTGATTTGAGTAGCGTTTGTTGAAGCATATGAAGTCATTTCTAATGCTTGTGTAGCAATAGAATGAGCTAATACAGTTGATGTTGTTGTACCATCTCCAGCAGCAGATACAGTTTTATCTGCAGCTTGTTTTATTATAGTAGCAGCCATATTTTCAATAGGATCTTCTAATACTACTGTCTTAGCAACGGATACTCCATCCTTTGTTGAAATTACTTGTCCATATTCTTTTTCAATTAAAACATTTCTTCCGAAAGGTCCAAGAGTCACAGAAACGGCTTTATTTACTTTATCTATTCCAGTTTTTAATCTTTCTTTTGCTTCTTTATTAAATGAAATTATTTTGCTCATAAATTTATTTGTTTGTATATGTTGTTATTGCATTTTTATCTAAAAGAGTAGTATTGCTAACTAACTCATTAACTAATTCACTAGGTAATCTATTGGGAATTTCAGCCGGTTCCTCTTCTAATAGAGCAAATATATCTGGTTCTTTATATATGAGATATTCTTCACCTTTTATTGTTATTTTTTGACCTCCAAAAGCAGGAAATGTTACTATTTGTCCTACTTTAAGTGTTGTTGGAATTAAATGTCCATTTAAATTTATTATTCCAGGTCCTACTGCTATAACTTCTCCCATCATAGCTTTTTCTTTTCCAGCATCCGGAATTATTAATCTCCCATGCATTGTTTCGCTTTCTTCTTGTTGTTTTATTACAACATGGTTGTGTAAAGGTGTAATTTTTATTTTACTCATTATTAATTTGGTTTATATATTACTATTGTTATTTGACAATCTTTTAATTCTGTTTGAATTATTTGTTTAATTTTATTCCAGTCTCCACCAGCTAAACCAGCCCCTATTTGTGGTAACCCAATGTGTTTTCCTTTAAAAATATGATTAATTTTTCGCATACATAATGTTAATGCTTCATAATCTATAGGTTTATTACTTCCATCAATATGGTTCTTTCCATAATTAAATTGAGTATATGAATTTATAACAGCTAATTCGGGTTCATTTCTATTATTTTTATAATCCCATAAACTCCAAATTGCATTTTCACCTAAAACTACTGTTTGATAATCTATACAACCTAATTTTTCTATAGAAGCTCCCCATAATTCCATTTCAAATTTATCACAACCAAAAGCTTTAGCCATTTGTGGTGCTATTCCACCACCCATAACAGATTGACAATTACAACCATGTGTAATAACATCAAACATTCCTTGTTTTGCAAGAATTATTAAATCTCCTTCTATTTCTTTATAATTTTCCATAAACTTTATTAATTATCTTTTCCAACTAAAATATATGTTGCTTTAACACCATCTTCATCTTCAAATTCAGCTTTTAATAAACCTTCTTCACTTATATTTAATTCACCCGTTTTAAATTTTTTATTAGATGCTAATATTTCACTAAATTCTTCTATAGGAAAAATTATTATTGGACCAGGTACAGTAGATGTTTTTAATTTAATAGAAAAATTAATTTTGTTAGTATAACTTTCTGTTCCACCTAATGTAAATTCCAATGCTGGTTCTTTATCAACATCAGATATTTGTTTGACTGTAAATACTTCTGTAGTAATTGCTTTCTTAGCTTTAAGAAACTTAACAACAAAATCTTCATCAATATTAGCTACTAATTCATATGGAGGTTCGTTTATAGTAGGAACAGCTGGTGTTAGCATTGTATCAGCTAATGAGTATTCTAAATTAAATTCATTATCAGCTATTAATAGTTTGTTTGTTATTTTACCTGAACTTTCTATTCCCAGAGTAAGAAATTGATTAGTAATTCCTATTAATTTTAATAATTGAGATGTATCATACACTCCAAATTCACAATCAGGTAAATCTACATTAGGTGCATATAAAACACCAACTAAGTTCTTTTGTTGTGAAATAAACTTTGATGTTAATATTTTGTCTGTTACATTAATTTTGACACGTTCAACTAAACCTCCTAAGTGATATTTATCAATCACAGATTCTAAATAAGCTTTCTTCATAAACTATTATATGTTTTTATTTTTCATAACTTTTGTAATATATAACCTTTATTTTGCCTACCAAAATTTCCAAAAAGGTTTTTTTATAACGTTTGGTTTAGGTCTTTTATCTATATTAAATTTTTTATTAAATAAATTATAAACTATTTTATATATATAATTTTGTTGCTTTTCATTAAACTTATCTATTTTAACCGTTATTATTACAGGAACTATTAGTTCTGTTCCATCCTGTTCGATTATTTTAATTTCAGTATCTACTCTAAGACGTTCTGGGTTAAATATAAAGTTAATCATTGCTACATAATTTTAAATTTTTATAATATATTCATAAATATTAAAAACTAAAAAATCGGTTAATTTTCTCATTTAAAACGGGAAAATCATGTCCCCATCCTAAATCTTCATACATTCCTGTTAACTTATTTAATAAAATTGAATTAAATGCATCTTCTCTATCAATATATTTATCAATAAAATCTATAATAAATTCTGGATCGTTATAACCATTGAAACCTATAACATCTATATTAAAAGGATTTGGTTTTAAAGATACATATTTCATTTTATCTCCTTCTGTAAATAATGTATATTTTTTATCTAATTGTTTAAATTTAATTAAATCATTATATACAACAGCAGCACGAGTATTTACAGGCGTTTTTATTTTAAATTCACTAAATATTTCACCGGATGTTGGTCTTTTTGCTATATATGAACCTATTTGTTTAACACCTGTTGGTCTTGCTATATCAGCCCAAGGCATTACATCTAATGATTTCTTAAAAGTAACTATTTTTTTATCAATTTCTGTTTTAGGTTTTCCTATCATTATATCATTTAATAATGATTTTCCAAAGTTTTTATATAAAGGAGGCATATTAGATTTCATTAAATCTAAACCCATCATTATCATTTCTTCAGTATCAACACCTTCCTTATTAACGATTAACATAGCATATCTACGTTTTCCTGAATGATAACTTCTTTCAATTACTACTTCTTGTTTTAGTTGGAAAAAATGCTCACGTTCATTTAGGTTAAATGCTTCCTTAGCAAATTTACCTATGAATTTATTTGCTACCTCCTGAAGTTCAGCTGCTATTTCTAATACTAAAGGAATTACTTTATTTTTATCGTTTAAATCTAAGTCTGGGTAGCGATGTAGTAATAAATCTTTAACATGAATAAATAATGAGTCAGTATCGCTAGTTATGATTCTATCTTTATTTTCCATTATTTGTTTTTTGTTGTTGTATTAATCATATCAGGTAAGTCTTTTCCATTACCAAGTTTTAATAGTTGAAAATATTTTTCGTCCCCAACAACACCATCAACAGTCCACTCTGTTTTAACTCCATTTTCATATATTGGAATGGAATATGTTGAAGATAAAGGTTTAATAAACTCGGATCCTTTCAAATCGTATTTCTCATTAAACATACCTAGATTTGGGGGATTATCTTTTGATGGTCCTAATAAGGATGCTTCGTTGAATCCAGCTTCATTTACTTTATTATAATTCATATATTTATTATTTATATTTCCAATAACTGTTTTTATATATTTTCCCTGTTCGAATAGCTCCTGTTATTCCTCCACCAATTTCTTTTCTAATTTTATTTCTAGATTCCCATTCTTTAATTATATTATTGGTTACAGGATCTATTTGTAATACTATTTTTTTCCTATTTATGTTTTTAAGATATGAATCTTTTAGTGCCCCATATATTTTTCCTTTTTTTCCACTAGGTTTGCCTTTTTTTGCTTTACTTATATTTTCTCCCCCCTGATGTTTTTTTCTTAATTTGTCTCCAAAGTTAGGTGGTTTTATTTTGTTTTTTAAATTAGGTTTACTTTTTTTTAATGTTGATAGTAGGTCTCCAAATCCTTCTGGTTTAGAACGCCCTTTCATTTTTTCGGATTGTCTTTGTTTTGATTCATCAGTATGGTATTCGGGTCCACTTCCTCCCTTTTTACGTTTGTTTACAACATTATACCCTAAATCAATATAATGTTGGATCCATTTTGTTTCAAGAGGTTCCCAATTATTTCTATTTAAAGATTCTACTTCATCTATAATAGTATATATTATATTATTTCCAAATGTCTTCTTATGATTATATTCTCTACTATTTTTAGTTTTACCTATGTATACTTTATTAGAATCATTATTAATATTTGTAACAAGATATATTTTAGTTTTCATAATTATTATTTCCAATAAATATATGAAAGAGACAAGTAACTACATAATCTTTTTCTTATTACCACAACCTTTAGGTGTATTTTTTATTTCATTAGTTATATATTCATTCATATTTTTTATACTTTCTTGTAAAAGTCGTTGTCCAGTTAACGTAATTGCAGATGAAATCATCTTATGACCATCTGTATAACGCCACCCATTTATAGCATAACAACCATAAACGTCATTTAATTTAATTTTATATGCGTGTTGTCTTCTATCATAAAACTCACCTTTTTCTTTATCACCTGCTTTATATGCAGCTTTCATTAAATTTTTATATTCAACACGTTTATTAAACCAATCTGTTAATACTTCACATACAACTGATGATTTGTCAGTCCTAAATATAGCTCCAGATGCTGATATAATCCATTTGTTTTTATTTATTAAATTCAATAACATCCCAACAGATACTTGTGTTCTAGATGTAGTATAATCTTGATTTAATTTTTCAATAGATATTAAATCACCTGAATTCATTTTTATTAATTCACCATAAGTCCATTGATTATCATATTTTCCATTATTTACAATACGACCTATTAAAGTTTCTATCCCCATATTTAAGGAACGAATAATAGAAGGATATAATGAAGTAAAATCCAAATCAATAACCCATTCATATAAACCAGGAACAGGATCTTTTAAATATCCTCCAGCATAATCATCATTATTACTATCTTTTAATCTTGGATTAACTGTAGTTGGTTTATTCATGGAAACTATATCTTGACGTTTAAGATAAGTTAATATAGCTCCATCATTTAAAGTAGTAGATAAATAAATTTTTTCATATGGTACATGACATAAATGACATAATATAACGGTTAAATCTATAAATTTTAATTTTTTCTCTAATTCAATAATAATTTCAACGTCACGAATATTATATTCAATAAATTTATTTATATCATCTTTAAATAATTTATCAAGTGAACCTTCATAATCTATTTTTCCTAATTTTACATATTTTTCACCAATATCTCCTAACTTATATGAAGGTTCTTGTTTTGTTATATATTTTTTAAACAATAACATATAATCAAGATGATTAATACCTCCTATTTCAATTGGTTGAGATATATCCCATTCAGTAAAATTAAATTTACGTAAAGGTGATAATCTTAAAGCTTCATTTTTTCCTAAAACATTACATAATCTATAATACATGTAAGGAACGTCAAAAAATCCACTATTCCATCCTGAAATTATAGTTGGATCTATTTCTTCCCATAAGTTAAGGAAATCAGATAACATTTCTGCTTCTGTTTTATACGTTCTAACTTCTTTATCAACATTAGCAAAACTATTTATTTGTTGCTTTTCATCTAATACAAGACAATAATATTTCTTAGAAGTATCATCATATAAAGCAATAGAAGTCATCTTCATTGGAGCTGACTTAATATATTCTGGTGTTAATGTTCCCCCAATTTCACATTCAATATCAAAATAAACTACATTATGATAATTAGGTGTATCATCACTATCTTTATATAAATCAATTAATACACGTGTTATTTTATCAACATCATATTCGTACAATGAATTATCCTTCCAATCATACTTAGTTGTAGGATTAGCTCTTTTACCATCTAGAGTATTTAAAGAACCATTTGGTGAAATTTTATATAACTCAGGAGTATATTTAAAAGATTGCCATGATTCTTTATCATCTCTTATATGATATGTATATGTTGATCTATCATAAAAAGCAGCTTGATACATATTATTTTATATTTAATTCTTCTTCATTAAAGAATTGTTTCAAATTAGGTGAAAAATATTTTATAGACTTCATTACCTTAGTATCTCTAGTTCTATATGCTACATAACCACTGCCTACCTTTTTATAATGACAAGGTTCACCTTGTTGTTCTGAACGTACTCTAACAGTTTCAATTGCTTCTTCTTCTGTTTGACATATTTTAGATAAATTTGAAGCTTGAACTTCAGCATATCCTGGTAAAATTTTATCTGATAAACCGAATACTAAAGCTCCATTACCTAATCCTACATAAGTAATGTCTAATAAAGCATCTAATATTCCTACAATATCTTTATCTTTTACTGCCTCTTTTAATTCATCTAATTCTTCTTGAATAAAATTAATTACAAAATCAGCATCAGCTTCATTAATAGTAGGAATATCTCTATTCTGCCATTCCTTACCCATTTTTTTATTAAATTTTGCTACTTCCTTTACAAAAGGTACTTTTGGTGTTTTCATATTTATTATTTTAATTTAAAATTCTTCAATAATTCCTAATAATTCAGCTCCTATTAATATAGCAGAAGCCATTTCTATATCTCCTTTAAATAATATACCAAAGGCTATTATTCTAAATATAGATTTAGCTATACTATTATAGAAATGTTTATTTGTTTTTGATTCTTTTTGTTGCATATTTTTAAAATTTAGCTCCGTTTAATGAAATGGCGTGAAGAAATTCTTCACGAATTAAATTATCATTTTCCATAAACACACCACTAAATTTATTAGTAGTCATTACAGAAGCATGTTTTATTCCTCTATGAGAACAACAAGTATGTTTACAAGATATACTAACCGCTACTGATTTACAATCCATTTTTTCAGCAATATAATTATGTATTTGTGTTGTTAATGATTCTTGCATTTGAGGACGTCTAGCAAACCATTCTGTTATTCTATTTAATTTACTTAATCCTATTACATGCTCACTAGGTACATAAGCTACTGTAGCAAAACCATTAAAAGGTAAATTATGATGTGCACACATACTAACAATAGGGATTCCACTTTGAATTACTAACCCATCATAACTTTCATCATTAGGAAATACTGTTATTTCTGGTTCTTCAGTTATAGAACCTATTATTAAATCTTTAATCCAAGCCTTTGCTACTCTTTTAGGTGTATCAACAGTTTGTCTATCAGACATATAATCAAAACCAACAGCATTTAAAAATTGCCCATAAGCCTCAGCAGCTTTAACAATCATTTGTTCTGTTTCTTCTTTAGTACGAGGTAAATTACCATTCGATTTTTTTAATAATTCCATTTTTATTTTATGTTTTCTTTTATTATTTTTAAATTTTCTTCTATATCTTCTAATTTACATTTTACTCTAAACCAAAACCATTCACCTGCAAATTTAGCTGTTTCATATTCATATCCTAAATCTTGAAAAGTTATTTTTAATTTATTTAAATAATCTAAATCAACATATTTTTGATTATTATTACAATCAGGAAATATAAAAGAAAATAATTTTTCTTCTAATCTAAACTCACTTCCATCTATAATAGATGAACTTTTTCCTTCATTAAAATTTAATGAAATTCCTAAATCATATTTATCATTATTTTTAATATTTAAAGGTGTTCTACCTGCTGTAAATTGAAAACCTTTAAATAAATCTTTATAAAATAAATTTTTGCTTATATATTCTATAGTATCTTTATCTATTTTTTTACGTCCCATTTATTTTAAATTAAAGTTTTCATTTTTAAGTAATAACAAATCAGTAATATCTTTGGATCTTCCATAAGTAACTTTAGCTCTTATTACTTCATTAATTGAATTAATATCATAATAATTTTGACACCATTTATATTTAAGGCAACCTTCATTTTGGGGTTGATTTGATATTAATATATTAAGATATAAATCATCTTTTTTAAATTTATAATTAGTAGTACTAAAATAAGCAGTTTCATCTACTCTGAAGTTAGATATTGCTTTTATATAATCTTTTTGTTTATCTGTTGGATTATTTATTATAATATCCAGATCCTCAGATTTACGAGAAAAATTAAGTCCATGTAATTTTAATATTAATGAACCTCCTAATTTTACATTGGATGAACCATCTAGTGTTGTAAATGATAATTCTTTTAAATCATCAAGTATTTTATGAAATACTTCTAAATATTTGTCTAATTCTTGCATAATTTTATTTTATTTTAATTTTATATTTATTCCTACACATTTATTTAAAAAACGAATTACTATTGCATAATTATCACCCATATTAAGTTCTCTAAAATCATTTCTCCATGATTGTAAAGTAGGAAGTAAACTCCATGTATGTTCATCTCCAAAATAAAAGAACTCTATTTTCATAATTATACGTTTAACGTTTTATCCCAAGCCGATATATGTAATCGAGTAAGGCCTCTAAATTTATATTTCTTAGCCATTTCTAATACAAATTGTGTACGTTCATGAAATTGTTCTTGACTATCCATTCCAGGCATACAAATTACATTTTTAAGCGGTATATTGAATGGTTCTATAAAATCACTAAATATTTCCTTAACATCATCTTCCGTTGAAATAACGAATTTAAATTGGTAATTTGCATGTTCCATTATACGTTTTATAGCTCCTGGAATTATACGTTGTTTTGCTGATAAACCTGAATTTGATAACTTAGGACTGCAGTTGATTTGATCTGTCATTTTAAATAAATCATCTTCTATATAAACAGTTCCATTAGTTTCTATTTCATAATATAAACTTTTGATGGCTCTAACCTTAAAAACTCCTTCTTGTTTTATATTATAGTCATCTATTGTTATACCATTGGTACACTTAGGATCATTTAATAACAAATATTTAGTAAAATTAACAATAGCTTCTTGATGTCCTTTAATTGTAGGTTCACCACCAGTCCAAATAATATGAATAGTACCATCTTTTATTTGTTCATATATTCCTTGTTCTTTCCATCTATCAATTAAATATTGAAAATCTTTATCTTCACCTCTCCATAACCATTGAGATGTACTATCACAAGTCCAAGTTGCTTTACCTTCTAATTCTAAGTCACCTTTGAATATTTCACCATCTTCTAATGATTTTTCTTTCATTAATTTATTAGCGAATAATCTACTCATACCACAAGTAAGATTACAATTTCCTAATCGTACAAAGTACGAAGGAATACCAGAAGATATCCCTTCACCTTGTACACTATAGAAATCACTTGATATTAATAATTTATTTGGATCTATTTTACTCATTATTATGATTTTTTAAAGTTTTTAAATAATCTTCAATTTTTATTCCATTTTGTTTTTCCAAGTAATGGAACTCACTATGGCAATTTTTACATAATAATATACATTTATCTATTTCTTTTAATACATTGTTCCATCCCTTTGAACTACCATTAGATATTTGAAAATCTTTTTGAGTTGGATCTAAATGATGAAAGTCTAACAAATATATTCTTTTTTCATTACATTTAAAACAACCATTGCTTTGTTCCTTTATTTTGAATTATATTTTTCTTCCTCTTCTAATGCATATTCTAAAGTTTTTTCCCAACCATCAACATATTCTACAGGGTCAATTAATCCTAAAGAATGAAATGAAATTACTCTTTCAACATCAGCACCTGTATAGCCATGTGCTTTTCCATCTTCTGTTGGGGCATAGCTAGTATTAGTACGTTTATATATTTCTTTCCAATCTAAACCTAATTTTTCACAATTTTCTATTCCATCTTTTAATACTCCTGTTTTATCAGTAATATTGTATGGAGCATAATATGATACTTTATCACTATCCCAATTTCCTATTTTAAATGCATGTTCTAAAGCTAATTTAAATTCTTCAGAGCAATCTGGGTATTGCCCCGTTGCGATTCCTGTTTCTTTATCAATTTTATAGTCTCCCTGATGTGTCCCTAAAGCTATTAATGATTCAGTGTTGTGTTCTTTAGCTTGAGATAATGCATATCCATAAGTAATAGAAGCAAATATAGCATTCCTATTTGGAACTACAGTTCCTTTTTGAGATTCTAAACTGTAATGGCCTATTATAGGTTTGGCATCTTTACCTATTAATCCTGAATTGAATAGTGTTCCTAAAATTGATAAATCAATAATAGTTCTTTCAATTTCATATCCTTTTGTTTTAAGATATTCAATTAATTCTGTTCCTCTTTGGAGCTCTAATGAATGGCGCTGACCATAATTGAAGCTTACACATTTAACTTGGTAACCTTCTACCAATAAATGCATTAATAAACTTGTGCTATCCATACCTGCGCTTAGCGACAAAATAGCGATTTTTGTGTTTGACATAAAATAATTATTTAAATTTTGCTTCGGTATTTACAGGTTATGAAGCTTCAAACCTTTATTTTATAATAATCAAAATGGTAAATCATCATCAAGAGAATCACCACCTTTAAAATATTCATCTAAAAACCATCTTGGGTATAACATTACCTTTCCGGTATATTTTTTATTACTAACATCTCGTGTTTGTAATGTTTTTTCAATTTTCTTTTTAACAGCAGCTTCATAAACTTCTCTACCTAATTCCATACCGCCTGCTTTCTTTAGATAATCAAACAATGATAATAAAGTTTCATCTTTCATAATTATCTTCCTATAAATTGTTTAAATTTATTTATATTAAATATAATATCTTCTTCTTGCAAACTCAAATCTTTTTCAAGATAATATTCTAATTTATTCTTCTTTAAATTTCCAAACATAACCATATGCTGTTTTTTGTTTATTATTAACACAAGAACCTATATTACTCTCTATTTTAGTTACATTTTCACCAAACTGAGAGCAAGCTTCTCTAATACTATTATATTCTTTTATAATATTGTTATTTTTATCTAATTGAAGAATTGCTTTATATCTATGTTTTCCAAAACCCTTAGGTTTAGGTTTGTTTTTTAAAATTATACTTTGATTTAATTTAAATTCTTCAGTTTTTTTATAAGGTTTTATTTTTTGTATTTTTAAAGAATAACCATCATAATAGTAGAACCATTGAAATTTTCCTGCTGTTTTTTGTCTATTTTTACATACGTTTGTTAAATCACCAACACTTATTTTTAATTTTTTAGAAGCATCATTCATACAATTCCATTCTTTTATAAAATTTCCTTCTAAATCGTATTGTAAAATTGATTTTCTCTTAGGAGAAGCTAAACTTTGTTTTAATTTAGTATGTTCTTCTGTTTTGCAAACACCATAAGATTTATTTGTTTTATTATAAAATAAAGGATTATTAACAACATCAAATTTATTTAACCAATAAACTTCACGTTTATTTAATTTAGAAATATCATCAACATATTCTAATATATCTGTTTGTATTTCTTTTTTAAAATTTTTAACATATTTTTTTAAATCTTTTTTCCACTCAATCCCACTTCCTTTATAAGAAGAGTTTTTTCCATTATGTTTACCAATATAAAATTTATTAGTGTGTTTTAGATAATGTTTATAAATATGAGGTAATGTTGTTTTCATACCTATAAATATATGTAAATTTAGGAAGCACGCTACCCCAAGATATTTTTTCTAAATGTATTAACATTATATCTAATAATATCTATATTATATAATATATTTTCTTTTTCCATAAAAAACTCCAATTTTTCTTTAGGTTTAATATATGTTTCATTGAAATTAAATTTTAAACCTAAAGAACCATTAATTATAGGTGAAGAAGTATCACAAGATTTAATAAAATCTAAATTTTTATAATAACTAAATTCTTTCCAATCAGAACAACCCAATAAATGATGATAATTAGTTTTATCTAAAACATTCGATTTAATTAATTCATCAACTAATTTTATTCTTCCTAACATTTGTGCTTCAAGTATTGGCAATTCAGAATAATAATTTGTATAAGCATTACTTGAATGATTAATAGCAATATGAGTATAACCTAATTCTGTTATAACTTTGTACATATGAATTAATTCATCAAATGTATTACCTTGTAATACAACCATTAATCGCGTTTTAGGTAAATTAAATCTTTCAATCCAATTTTTTGCATTATCAATAGTTTTTTCACTATCATTCCAAACATCAGGAACAATAAAAATATCTGGTTGGATTAATTCTATAAAAGATAATAATTCCGCGTGAGTATGATTATATCCTTCAAATAAGGAATTATCCATTATAATAAATCGACCATCTTCTTTTGCTTTAATAAAATATGATTTATATTCAGGATATTTTTCCATGAAGCATGGTAAAAGATAATCATAATCATTAAAAACATAACCATGTTTTAATAATGATAAGGGAAGCTCATGACTAATTTTCATTTATTTATTTTATTTATATATAAATTAAATTGAACATTTTGGACAAACATCTAATATTAATATTTCCACAACAAGGACAACAGTAAATGTTTGTATCTAACATATATTAAATTTTTATGATAAAATATAATTGGATTGTGATTTGGGTGTTTCAAAAAACTGAATGTGTTTACATATAACTCCTATTTCTAACATTTTAATATTAATTACAAAACATAACCATTTAGATAAATTTTCAGAAGTTGGAACAAAATCAACAAATATAACACCTTCATATTTTTCTCTTAAACAACTTTCGGGTAAAGATTGTATAAATTCTGGTTTGAATGTTTTATAAGCCTCTTCATGTTTTTTTATTATATCATCATTATATTCAGGAAATTCATATTTTAATAATGGATCATTTACATCCATTATAAATTTGTGATCTATAACATTATCTACCCATTTTTTAAACCACCCTAAATGTTTAAAATCGGTTACCATACCATTAATTAAATCTCTACCTTCAGGATATGATTCCAAATAAACTATTATTGTTCCTTGATGCCCATGTATGTGTCTACATGCTAAACACATATCTTCAGAATATCCCTTTTTTAGTTCTTGTGACCATACTCTATGACCATAACAAAAGTCAAATTGTTTTCCAATTTTGTAATTATCCATAATTTATTTTATTTTAGGTTTAAAACCACATTTAATATTTTCTTTATTAACACCATATATCTCCAAATAATTTTTACCTCTTATTTTACACCCATTAGACATATAATATCTACCAGGTGTTTTAACTAATTTTCCACAACCACATAAACATTTTTTAGGTTCTTTACATTGATCACATATTTTACTTCTAATATCAGCAGCTTTATATTTATTATTACATAATGTACAAAATTTAATAAATTTTTTTTCTTTATTTTTATATTTAATTCCTAAAGGTCTTTCATTTCTAATTGATTTCATTTTTTCTTTAATATCTAATGAACGTGTTTTACCTTTAAGACTTTTAGATATTTTTTCTATAGTATCTTTCTTAAACCAAGGTTCTCCATTGTTTTTTCTAGTTTTAACCATTTTTTCATTCCATTCTTTCGGTCTTTTTTTTCCAAACAAAGGATGTTTATTTCCTTTTTTAGATAAACTAGATTTAATTTTACTTTCATTACTATGTTTTCCTCCACCTTCTCCTCCTTCCCGTAAATTATACCCTTTTTTTATAGAATCAAATTTCTTTATATATTCTATTTCTTTATTTATCATGTCTTCTATTGAAGAACAATTTTCTATTATTTCCCAAATAAAATCTTCTTTATTATATTTTTTTAAAGCATTACAAAATTTAGAATTTATTCTTTTACAATCTTGGTAATGTTGTCCTTTTCTATGAGATAAAGAATAAGTTGTTAATCCTATATATATTTTATTGTTTATTTTATTTGTAACTTTATATATTATCATCTTGTATTTTTACAATAAATATACGAAGTGTTTAAAGACACACGTTAAAATTACAATGGCGCGCTATATACTGTCTTTTCATTTTTTACTTTTTCTATTTTTTCTTTATAAAATTTAGCTCTTTCTAGATGCCATTTCATTAATTCTAAATCTCTTATCTTTTCAAATTTGTTAGCCCAAGTTAAATGGTTTTGGTATTTTTGTTCATTCGTCATTGTTTTTTATATTTTCATTAAATGAGTTAATAAGAGTATTTTCACTCTGTTCTAATACTTGAGTTAATTTTTCTAATACTTGAGTTAATTGATTAACATCTAAGTTATTTACATCAACTTCTTTCAAAGTTTCTACTTCTTTTTGTAATTTATTTAACTCTTCCATTTTAATGAATATATAAAATTAATTTTGCCTTTTTTAAATAGCTTAACCTTCGCAAGAAACACACGAACTTAAACGTTGTAGATTATCTCCTCGTAACACAGATTCAGTACGTAAATAATATAAACATTTTATACCAGATTTATGTGCTTCTTTATGTACCTGAGATATCCATTTTGGTGTATCATTAGGATCAAAACATAAATTTAATGAAATTGCTTGATCAACATATTTTTGTCTAATAGCATTTTGTTTTACAAGCTCTAATTGGTTAATTTCTTTAAATGTTAAGAATACTTCTTTTTCTTCTTGAGTAAGAATATAATCAGGTAATCCTATTACCGAACCTTGATCTTTAAGAATTTGTTCCCAAACACTATCAATATTATATCCTTTTGATTGTAATAATTCTTCTAGTATTTTATTTCTTTTAATAAAAACACCTTTAGCTGTTTTTAAATTATAAACATTAGCAGGAATAGGTTCTATTGAAGGTGATACTCCACCTGAAATATGAGCGTTTGATACTGTAGGAGCAATTGCTAAATGATGTGAATGTCTAAGTCCTGTTCCTTTACACCATTCTGGCTCTCCATATATTTCAGCTTGCTCACGAGATGCTTTTAATGCTTCTCTTTCAATAAATTCAAATATATTTGTAGTTAATGCGTTTGCTTGTAATCCAATAAATGGTAATCCTTTAGATTGTAATAAAGTATGCCATCCTAAAACACCAATTCCAATTGCTCTTCCTTTAATAGCTGAACGAACTGTATTATCCATGAATTTAATATTTTTAGCTCTATCAATAAATTCCTGTAATACTCCTTCTAAAAACCAACAAGCTACTTCAGGTAAAGTCATTCCATTTTCAAATTTATAATCTTTCCATTCATCCCAACGAGCTAAATTTAATGAAGATAAACAACAAATAAATGAATGTAATTCATCTGTGTATAAAGCAATTTCAGTACAATTATGTACTACTGCATTGTTTGCGTAAAAATTTTGGTTGTCCTGTACCGTTACATCATATACAGGTTTTTTTGTTTGTAATTTTGTTATTTTTATCATAATTAAGTTTTAATATTAATCTTCATCTTCTTCATCTTCTTCTAAATGATTGATAGCAGTATAAAAAATATCATTAGCTGCTTCTCTATCTTTAGTAAAAGATAATAATTTACCTTGATCTTTTTTTAAAATATCATTTTTTAACTTATTTTTATCTAAATTTTTTAAAAATATATTCATATTCATACCTGATGAGCTAGCGTAGTGTATGTCTTCAAAAGAAAAATTTTTATCTAAACGGGCTATAACTTCTTTTTCATCTTGATAAGTACTATATAAATCACTATATGGTTTTATATTTTGATTATCTTCTAAAAATTTATCTAAATCAATATATTCTGTATTTTGTTTTATCATGACAACTAAAGGGTCTAAAGTCAAAACTCTATATATTTCTCCTTTATTAATATATCCTTCTTTTTTAAGGTGTAAAAATATAGCTTCAGGAAAATTTTTTTGTTTTTTTAATGTTTTAGTATCTACCCAAGAACTAATATATTTAGAAATATCTAATTCATTGATTAATATTTCTTTAATTATTTGTTTTAATTCTATTTTTTTCATTTAATTGAATTTTTAATTGGTTTAATTCATGGTTATATATATCAATAAAACTATTGGTAGATTTAATTATATTTGTTTTATCTGTTAAAACATTATATTCTATTTCACCTACTATGGTATTTTCTATAACATTTAAAAACCATATTTTTTCCCATTCTTTTTGAATAAAAACCAATAGATCTTCTTTCTCACTAAATATACAAAAATAATCCCCTACCTCCAAATTTCTAGTAGACTGACTTTTAGGTAACCCTAAAAATGTACCCTTAGAGGTAGGAATTTTTTCTGTAATTGTTTCTTTAATAAACAAGTTCATCTTCTTCTGTTAAATGTTGTGCTTCAATCCAACCACGATTTTTTGTTAATATTTTATGTTCAGGTGTGCATTGTAATTTAAATCCGGTTACATCATCCTCTATTTCCAACAATTCAGCTTCTGGGTTGGTCATTCCAAAGTTGGTAATTAGTTTGTATTCTTTTTCAAGAGTATCTTGATTGTAACTCAAAATATATACTTCTGGGTTGGTTTGGAGAGTAAATTCAAGATCTTGTATTTCAATTTCTTTTGTTTCATCTCCAATTTTGATTTGTATTTTTGTATCACCTGTTACACAAATGTTAGTCATTGATACTTTTAAGTTATTTTTCTTATACGCTTCAGGATTAGCATTATTAACATTATCTTCATACATTATGTAAGGTTCTCCTGTTTCAAGACGAGTTTTTAATATTTCACCCCATAAACGTAATGATCTTTCATCTTTAGCTTCTAATTTATTCATGAATTTATCGTCAATAACAACACATTGATGTAAATTTAAACATTGACGGTTAACATCACCTTTAGGTCTTCTAATACTTAAAAATTCTTCTATATCAGGATGGTTTATATTTAAATTAACAGAAGCAGCACCTCTACGAACAGATCCTTGATTTGTTGCTAATATAGTTGAATCATATATTTTACACCAAGGAACTACACCTTCTGAAGTTCCATTATCTTTAATACTTTTACCTCTACCTCTAATACGAGATATTCCAATACCAACACCACCTCCTTGTGATGATAATCTCATTAATTCTGAGTTAGCATCTGCTATTCCTTCAATACTATCACCTACATCTATTCCAAAACATGAAATAGGCATTCCTCTTTCTGTTCCTAAATTTGATAAAACTGGAGAAGCTGGGCAGAGCCAATTCTTTATTAATGCATCATAAAATATTGATTGTAAATCTTTACGTCTTAATCTTCTAGCAGCAAATTTACTAATACGTTTATATGCATCAAATACATTTTCATCAGGTAATAAGTAACCTTTTGAAATCATACTTACTGCTATATCATCCATAAATTCAGGATAATCTTTTCCTTTAACCCATTTGCTTGTGTCTATTTGTATACTCATTTTTAATTTGATAATGGTGCTTTAATTGTTAAATCTGATTGATAATTTTCTAATATAAAATCATTTATTCTTAATATATTTATAATATTATCAAAATCTTTTAAATGTGTTTTAAATAATAATTTTGGTAATTCAAATCCTTCTCTATTAATTTGTTCTTTTGCTTGTTCGATGTGATTAGAATATAAATGTACATCTCCTAAGTTACCAATTAATTCATCAGGTATCATATTAACTTCTTTGGCAATTATTTCAAGTAGTAAACCATAAGATGCAATGTTGAATGGTAAACCTAAGAATGTATCTACTGAACGTTGATTCCACATTAGAGAGATTGCTCTGGTTGGAATGTTATGATAATCTAGAAACCCGTGATGCCTGTTATCATAATCGACAGTTCCATCTTTAGTTCTTTTTCTCATAAGGCCTAATCTCTCTTCCAAACTCAGCTCTCTTGTATAAACTTGAAATCCATAATGACAAGGTGGTAATACCATTTGATCTATTTCAGCTACATTCCAAGCATTAACCATTAATCGTCTTGAATCTGGATTTGTTTTAAGGTCGTGGATTAGATTTGCGATTTGGTCTACTTTATTATATCTAAAACCATCTCCATCTGGATCAGGATTATCGTAATGGTAAGTTTCCCAATTTCTCCATTGCTTACCATAAATAGGACCTAAATTACCAAGTTCATGATATATAGGTTTTTCATTTTGTTTTATTAATTCGATAAATTCCTCTATAGTTAAGGTTCCATTTTCAGGTAAATGTTCTTTCAAGTAGTTCTTATAAGCATCACCATTCCAGATATTACATCCGTTATCAACCAAATATTTAATATTTGTATCACCTCTTAAAAACCATAACAACTCTGTTATGATTGTTTTGAAAGGCATCTTTTTAGTAGTAAGTAATGGAAAACCATCTGACATTTTATGTCTTATTTGTCTTCCAAAAACACTTATTGTACCAGTTCCGGTACGATCTTCTTTTTTAACTCCATTATCTAATATATCTTGGAGTAAATCTACATATTGTTTATCTAATTTATTCATAACTTTTAATTTATTTAAATATCACTCCAATCTCCTGTTGATTTAGAATAATTGGTTACACGAGAAGCAAAAAAATCAGTATGACTTTTACCACTAGTTAAATGACCAAACCACTCCATTTGTTTTAACATATTGGGATCTAAATCATTATAAATGGAATTATAACCTAATTCAATCATTTTTTCATTAGCTCTAGCTTTAATGAAGTTTTTTAATTGATCTTTATTTAAACCATCAACATCACCCATTTCAAATGCTTTATCAATAAAATCAAATTCTAATTGAACTGATATATTGCAAGCATCTACAACTTGTCCTCTAAGTTCAATTGTATTTAATTCAGGTTGTTCTTCTAATAATTTTCTAAATAACCAACAACCTGCTTTTGAATGTAATGATTCGTCACGTACTGACCATTCAACTATTTGTGCTGTTCCTTTCATTAAATTTCTTAATTGAAAAGACATTAATATAGCAAATGATGAAAATAAATTAACTCCTTCAGTAAAAGCAGAGAAAACAGCCAATGAAATGGCCCTTTCTTCAATTGTATCTCCAGGAACTTCAATTAAACGGTCAATCTTAGCCTTAGAAGTTTCATCGTCTAAAAACGCCTTAAAATCGTCTAAGCCTAATTCTTCATTTAAACGAGCATACGCTTCAGCATGTATACTTTCAAAATCAGCAAATACACGTGCCATTGCTTGTATTTCAGGTTTTGGAAACCATATTGATACTTTTGTTGACCAATAGTCATTTACGTGTACTTCTGTTTGAGCAAATGATTTTAATATATTACCAATAAGATTCTTTTCAGATTCTGTTAGTTTTAATTTCCAATCATTTAAATCAGATGCTAAAGGAACTTCATCAGCTAACCAATGTGCTCTATGTTGATCTTTATAAAAATTAAAAGCTTCCTGATATTCAAATGGTTTATAAAATATTCTTGGTTCTAATATTGACATTATTTGAATGAGTTTATTGTGTCTATTAATTGTTTCTTACTTTTAACACCTGAAAAACGATTTACTTCTACTCCATCTTTTAATATTATTGTAGTTGGAATTGAATTAATTTTGTATTTTATAGTCCAATCTGGAGTAGAATCAACATCAAATTTTCTAAATTCCACATCACTTAATTCTTCTTTTACTTGGTCGAATATAGGTTCATATACTCTACAGGGTGGACACCACTCTGAGGACGCTTTTATTACTATTATCATAAATTTTTGTTTGTGTAGTTATAAATATTATTCTTTTTCATATTTTATGAATTTACTTCTAAGAACTTGCCTATCTTCTATTCCAACATCTGAAAAATTATTTATTTGTTGGTTGTTACCTTTAGGTTTAGCTTCAAATTCTTCATCTTCTAAAGGTGTTGAATTAATATCAATATATCCATTAGAAGTATTTATTTTAGAACCAAATGTTAACCCATCAGGACCATATCTGTTTTTAATCCAATGCCAATTACCGGTACCATTTACTTTATCTTTACGTCCACGTGCTAATGAAATTATAATATCACCAATCATAATTTTGTCATATGAACCAGCAGCATTTTTTGCTTGTAATATACCTTCTTCTGCTCCTGTTCTATTAGCTTGAGAAGGAGATACAATTGGAATACCTAATTGTTTAGCTAATCCTTTTGCATCAACATAAACATCATCTATTTCATCTTTACGTTCTTTTCTACCTTTAGTTCTCATATAATCCAAATAATCTATAATAATCATATCTGGTTCAAAACCATCTTGATTTTTTAATTGTTGTAAATGAGCTTCTATAGTATCAAATGATGCTCTTTTAGGTGGATATTCTTTAATGATAATTTTTCCTTTTACTTTACCTACTGCTAATTCTACTTCATCTCTGTGTTTATCTAGCTTATCTACATCTATCCCCGAAAATATAGCATCATATCTTTTTCCAACATAACCTTCTCCTAATTCAAGTGAATAATGAAGTACATTATATCCTAAAGCAGCCGCATATGCTCCCATAGCAGATACAGCCCAAGATTTTCCACCACCTGGATTTCCAAATACCAATACTAAATCTCCTTTTCCATAACCACCTTGAGTAAGTTCATTAAATACAGGCCATGGAAATGGAATAGCTCCTCTATCATTATCACGATATCTAGTTTCGATATCTAAATTATAATCTAAACCTATGTTTTTATCTTCTCCGGCTTTCATAGCATTATTTATTAATGTTCTAATGCCATCAAAATCACCCATATTTAATAAATCAACAGAAGTCATAATAGCCTTTTTCATTTGCTGATTACGACAGAAATCACTAAATTCCATTTCTACCCATTCTAAATCAGAAACATCAGCCATTTTATATACTTCACGCAATGTTTCTGTTAAAGATATTTTTAAAACTTCATTTTCTATTTTTTTAATTTCAATAGATAAAGTTTCTATAGTAGGGTATGTATGATATTTTTGAAAATATTTTATAATATATTCAACTATCCATTTATGTGCTTGTGATTCAAAATACTCACTTTCTAAAGAATCTATAATATTTAATAAAAAATCTCTTTGTGTTAATAAAGCACTTAATACTTTAATTTGAAAGGTTGTTCCGTATTGTACTAATTTTGATAAAGTAGTCAAGTTATTTAATATTTAAAAAAGTTAATTAATTAAAATATTCTAAGGATCCAAAAACATTATTTAACCACTGAGGTACATTTGGAATGCTTTCACCTAAAGAATCATTTACGTACATGCTCATAAAAACATGTTTATTTAAACTATAAGATGTATTAAAACCATCTTGAATTTGTTTTATATTATCTGGCGAAATAGGGATGTTTTTTAAATCCATCAATTGTTGATTAACATTTAATTGATGTTTTTGTTCTAATATTTTAGAATATAAAATATGAGTATCCTTATTTCCAGCAGCTTCAAATAATATATTTGTTAAATCGAATACTTCATTATTTGATAATTGAGGAAAAAACTTTAATATCTTTTTAGGTCCTAATCCTTTTATCCCAGGTATATTATCACCTGTATCTCCCATTAATATTTTATAATTAATAAAATTTTGGCTACTTACTCCATATTCTTCTAATACATCTTCAGGAGTATAAAATTTCTTTTTAGTAGGTGAATAAACTTTTGTTTTATTACTAACTAATTGTAAAAAATCTTTATCAGTAGACATTACTGTTACTTCTTTAGTATGCTCAAAAGATTCGAATTTTTCGGTTAAATAACCAATTACATCATCAGCCTCAATTCCATCTATACAAATTATAGATAATGGAAGTACTTTAAGATACTGAATTAATCTTGCCATCTGATTATTGATCGCCTCGTCTTCTTCTTCCTTACTTGAAAATAAACTATAATTAGTCATACGACTCATATGTCTATTAGCTTTATAATCAGGGTATAAATTTCTTTTACTATTAGAACTCCCAGCACCATCAAATACAATCACTACTTTAGTAGGATCTATTAATTTTATAGCGTAACCTATTGATTTTAAAAAACCTGTTAATCCACCTATATGAATACCTTCTTGATTAATATGGTTAATCATAGTAAAAGCACGAAGAAAACAATTTAATCCATCTATTATCAAAACGGAGTCAGAGACTCCGCGTTGAGTATTGTTTACTTGTGATAGTAATTCAGCATATTTATTTTTCATCTATTCCATCATTGTCTATTTCAACAATAGGAGATATTTTACTACTCTCTTCCCATTCTGAATTGTCTTCTATGATAATTAATTTATCTATATCAACTTTTTCACCAAACCATTCATGAGCATGTTCTTTTTTATAATCTTTTTCAGCATCTTTATCATCAAGAATGAATCCATGTGGAGTAACAATTATTGTAGAAGCAGTAGCTATACCACAATCAGCATGTATCTTATCTATTGCTATTTTAGTACGTTTTGCAAATTCAACCTTTTTACCTTTATGTTGAGCACTAATTTTTGAGGTACCACTATTTGTTATATTACCAAATGTAATTACAATAGCAGCATCCCAATACATAGCATTTCCACCTTTATTTGTCATTTTTGGTTGACTCATTGGTGTTAATGCTGGTTGTACTCCAGTTTTGTTAATTGCAAATAAAGTATTTGTATAAGGATAATTTTCTTTACGAGATAAAGGAAACTGTTGATTTATAAAATTACCAAATTGAGTAGCCATCGCTCCGGCATTCCACATTGGGTTATTATTACCTTGTTTTACACTCATTTCACAAGGAATAGAACCTACTGAATCCCAAAAGAAACATAAATCATAAGGTAATTTACCTTGTTTTTGTTCATTGAGAATATCTGCTATAAAACCAGCTACGTCTTCAATAGTATTAAGAGAAGCTCTATCTACATATAAGAAAAAACCTTTATAATCTACTTGTCCTGTTTCATCATTTTGAAGTAACTTATAATATGTATTTCTTCCTTCAATTCTCATTTGTTCTTTTAATTGAGGAGAACCCATCTCATTTATTGCAGATAAAAGTCTTTCTTTAGAAACTTTTTCAGTTTTAAGTTTATCTATATACATAGGATTTTCACCTCTTGCAGTAGCCTCTGCTATAGTTTGTTCTTTTACCATTTCAGAAATAGTATTCA